AATTAACACGACATTTCTCTAAGATATCTGTTAAAACCTGATCAGGTTTAATAAAAATCATCGTTGCTTGAAATTGATCTAATTGTGCCTCCTCTGGTGGCACATGAGTAAAATGATCTAGCATCGTTTTACCCCATAGTATACTAACTTCACAATCACCATAGGTATTAAGACATCTACTGTCCAAAAACCGTTTCAACTCTGCCATGTATTCAATGTAACCAGGATCTTCTAGATCAAATCCCTGATCTTTACACCATTGTTCTTTACGTTTATATACTTCCTCTGGATCAAACTGAGGAGTATCAGGACTTTTTAAAGCCCCAAGGTCGTTTGCTTCTTTCCAAGCCTCTTTACCCTTCATAATTAAAGTATAAGTAACTTGTCTATTTAGACTATAACATTAACCAGTGTTGCTGCTGTGGCAGACACTGCTAACCAAGGCAAATTTATTACCAAGAATAGTTTTACTAGAGTAGATCTCTTGATCGTGAACAATGTGCAAGTCATTACACGTATGCCACTGTTGGTGCGTATGCAACTGTTGTTGCAACTATTCCTAAGAATAGAGTTTGGATAAGGACTTTCATGATTTGAATGGAGAATTGTAGTATGCTTTATTCACTGTGTAAAGAGTGAAGAGTGCGACTGCGATACCAGCAAATCCTAAAAGAAGGATTGGTGATGCTGGTATGTCGTAGGTTGGGACATTCATTAAACGAAACCTGGTATGATCTGTCCTGATAGTGAGTAGGATATGATTAGTGCTCCACATCCAGCGATGGCAAAGATGCCATTCCATTTCTCAGCGATAGAGAAGTCTACCTTCTCTTCAGTTTTCTTTGTTGTTTGTTTTGTCATTAAACTATACCAGGAATAAGGTTGCCAGTTGTTGCGTATGATGCACAGAGGACAATGAATCCAATCATTGCTGCTCTTCCGTTTGCTCTTAAAAAGATTTGCTTGTTTGTCATTAGAAAATACCTGGAATGATTTGTCCTGTTGTTGCGTAAGCACCGAGTGCTGCGACGAAGCCTAGCATCGCCATCCAACCGTTAAATTTTTCTGCTTCTGGAGTCATTGTTCTTAGATTTGTAATAGGGGTAGAATTGTAAGAGACCTTGTTAGGTTTCTTAAAGGATTCCTGGTATGATCCAACCAGTAAGTCCGTAGTTGATTGTAGCAATAACTAAACCCATCATCGCAAGGCGACCATTAGTTAGTTCTGCTTCTTTCCAATAATTCATTTAGAATACACCTGGAATGATTTGACCTGTTGTTAAGTAGGCACCTAACAAAGCAACGAAACCAATCATAGCCCAACGGCCATTAGTTTTCTCTGCGTTGTCAGCATAACCTTCATAGTTGTCATTTTCGTCAACCCAAGGTGCTACCTCTGCTCCAAACATATTCTGCTTGCCATATTCAGTAACGGTGTATTTCTTTGCAGTTGATGAAGTCATTTGGTTTGTTGTGAAACTTAACATAATTATATAGCACTGAGCAAATCGATGCAAGCACTTTTTTTACGTGAATACCGAACAAAAGAAAGGAGGTCTGATGACCCCCATTAGTTATGCTTATGATGTCTGTCATACTGACAACCATCTAGTTTAGAGTCTATTGGGAAAGACTAGAATGATACAGCATCATCTGAAGGTGATCCAAATGTAATCACATCATCAGTATTGACACTATAGGCAGTATAGGCATCAAGATTATCAGGAGTAATGGTTACAGTACTAACATCACTATCAGTTGTACTTATGTTAATATTCTCAGGGTATAAACCTGGAGTAGTAACCACTTCAACTCCTGGTACTGCTTGAGGATGTGCATCTGCATCAAACTTCGTTAGAGCTGCGTCTATGCTGTCCCTCAAGGATTGTAAAGCTTGGTGATACTGTGTGTTGTTGCAAGTCATGATTGTTATTTGAAATTGTTGCACATGTATGCAGAGAATCTATAAGAATGTCTTGTATGGTTTCTTCCAATGAAAACTCATCGTAGTTCATGGTGACTCCCTGTGTAGTAGAGGAATTATAACTCTTATTTATAGAGTTGTCAAGTATTGAAATAATTCTTCTTCATATACCGACCAAGTATATTACTATTATAATATGCTGGTGTGCCATCAGCATTTGCTTCAGTAAGAACATTATGAAGAAACAACTGTCGTGTCTCCTCATAGTTTACTTGTCCTAATGTCTTATGAAGACTTAGTATTTCTCTTCTGAAAACGTTTCTTCCATACTTTCTAACGTCTTCTTTAAGCTCTTTAGAACTTCCGTAGTATTTCTTCCAGTCACTCTCACTCGTAACCTTGCGTTTTGCACCTCTAGGCTTTCTATGTTGGGCAAAGTATTTTCTGCCAACGTATTTCTTGCCAGTGATTTCATTAGTAATGAGGTAGACGTAACCGAAGAAGTCGCCAATATCGTCAGAAGAAAAATCTGTACCCTTGTATATCCAGGGGTTTTCATAAACTCCTCCTTCAACCATTTCATAAGTTTCATAAGTAATTAATATTTATGTTGATACGAGTTTGTGCATTAGTTGTTGTACTAGAATTGTGTGGTGTACTAGAATCAAAGAATAACATTCTGTTTGCTACACTATCAACCTTTGTACCATCTTCAAGTCTTGTAAAACCATCGCATGTATTCAAAGATAGTATAGCACCTTTTGTTGGATACTCATAGTCCACATGAGGTGCATGTTCAAATACCTTATCTGTTCCTGGATACAAATTAGCTTTAGCTCTCAATAATTTATCCATTTTTATATGAGAGATTAGAAACTCATCTATTGGATCATACTCAGGTTGAATATGTACAGGATCTATTGCATAAACTACATTTGTTAGATACCAATTATATCTATCTAATTTTTCTTCTGCATTTCCAGCAACATACCCATTATAGTTCCATGGAAATTGCCGACACTCAATAACATGATATATTAAAGACTTAAAAGATTCTTCTGGTAAAAAATTATCTATTACTTCAATCATAAGAAGCATATGTATTAAAACTAATAACAGTTCTGTTATGAGTTTGATTTATACCACCTGATCCATGCTCCAACCAACTAGGAAAAATAATTAGATCACCATTGTTAACTGGCATTCTCCAATACTCAGCATTATATATTGATGGTTCTTCACCTACAATACCATGATGAATAAACCTAGCATGAGTATTATGATTAACAAAGCATAAAGGAGTGGAATCATTATCCACATTAATATAGAATGCCCCAGAACAAATACTGTTTGGGTGCATATGTTTTTCCAACATACTATCAGAATCTTGTATATTAAACCATGATTGAGAAATATTTAATTTATAACCTGCTCTCAATACACTATTATACTCATTTAAATATTCAGTTATTCTATCTTCTAGTCTTAACTCCTTAAGTATATCCATTGATAAGACCGTATCACCCTTAAAAGGAAGAATTTCTCTTATGTCTCTACTGACATATGATGATCCACCATTCCCTTGTATAGTAGGATGTGGATGAGTGTCTCTTGTTTTTAAATAGTTGAAAATCTCAACTCTTTCCTCTTCAATAATAACATTGGGAAATCTTATCACTAAAGTTGGAAACAAATCATATACTTGCATTACTAGTCACTGTATTCATCTAGGTGATCCAACACACTAAGTAAAATTCTTTGTGCTGATCCTCGTTGGTGGTCATCCCACTCAGGAAACCACCCATTATCTATACCAGTTTTCATCTTCATGATCTGGGCTACTATCAATACCTTACTCACTCTACCGTTCACTTGAGTTCATCCTGAAGTTGATTCCAATCAGAATCAAACTTCTGCAAACCACTATCAGTTAGAGTGTGATCATAACACCTCTGGAAAATATCATAAGACAAAGTAACAATATCAGCTCCCACTCTAAAGCAAGCGGGTACTTGGCGAGCCTCCCGAATGGAAGCAGCGAGTACTTGAGTTTTTGAACCATGTGTTGCGTAGACATCTGCAATTTCCTCCACTAGTGAAATACCATCCCAATACTGATCATTTAAACGACCAATAAAAGGTGAAACGTATGTTGCACCTACCTTAGATGCTAAGATTGCTTGTGCAGCAGAGAAGATTAAAGTTACATTTACTGGTACTTCATCATGATGAAGTTCCTTACATGCTTTAAGACCTTCTCTTGTGCAAGGTAGTTTGATTGTTATGTTTGGACTTATGTTAATATATTCTTCTGCCATGTCAAGCATTTCAACGGCAGTAAATCCTACAACTTCAGCAGATACTGAAGCAGTCCAAGGAAATAGATCTGATATTTGTTTAATGACTTCGAGCGGTTCTTGGCCACACTTCTTCATCAAAGAAGGGTTTGTTGTAACACCGTCAATTAGACCAGTACTAACGCCATGCTTAATCAGCTCGATGTCAGAGCAGTCTAAAAATAATTTCATAGCTCTGTCTATAGTTGAATGTATTTATTATAACATGTCCTGATGGTAATGGGTCTTAATGATGGTATTCACACATCATTTGAAACGATGATCCATACCCCTTCTAGCCTTATTGTATAGGGTAATACCAGCATTCTTAATGAACCTAGAGAATTGGTTAGTAGTTTTAATTTTACTTCCCATTGCATCAATTTTATTTCCATCAAGATAAGTTATCTTTGATTTAAAATTCTTTCTATAGAATGGAATTATTTGTATGATTGGATCTCCCTCAGATACAACTTGCTTTTCATAATCTATATCTTCATACCCTTCTATGACATCAACTTCTTTAGTCAATTCCATAAACCAATGCATTCTACATGGACTAATATCACTATGATAAACTCCAGTGCATGTTGTTACTATCTTATTTCTATGCCAAACAGGTTGAGTTATTAATATGGATACACCTGGTTCAGTTTTAACAAACCATGGACCTTCTATCTTAAAGAATGCATTGTATGCTGGTTTCTCTTCCTCCAACATAGTATAAAACTGACTATCTTCATGGAATCTAAAACTAGAGTCTTTATATTCATCTATCCAATCACACCGTAGTTTATTTTCCTTTGCATCATGAGAAAAAATAAATGTATTCCATGCTGGTATAATATATCCAAACTTCATATAGTCTGTAATTCCAGGACAATGGGATACCAATCCAGTTGAAAATGAAGGTGAAAGATGTCCTTCCTCATCTTGTAATGTTCTAAAAGGACATCGTTTAAGATTTCTAAATTCTAATTTATGAAACCACTCTGGAAATGCTTGATATGCTGGTATTGGTTCATGTAAACATCCCTTAAACTTATCTGGTGCAATGAATTCAATATTTAATGACGACATATCACATAGCTTTGATATATTTATTGTACAATAAAAAAGAGAGGATGTCAATCCTCTCTTAAACAAGTATGTCTTTGGAGTTTAACTGCACGCACGTGCTTTACTCTTTACCTTGATGCCACGATACATTAGATCGTAGTTTCTATTATGTGCTGCTTCTTTCAACACTTTCGCACGATACTCATCAGTGTCGTACTCTTTTCCTCTATAAGTTACCTTTGCCATTTTGGTTCTCCTGAAGTTAGGTGGATTAGACCGTTCCTTCAGTCATTTGCGTCCCAATTACATTCCAATCCAAGTGCTTTTGTAAAATCTATTTGATAGATCTCCACTATCTCTTGTCTGGTTTGAAAGTTAACAGAATTGTTAATCTTCGCCCGATCTACCATATCTGATACATCAGCACAAGTGATAGAAGTAGCAATGAGAATGGGGATCATGGGATGAACGCTCCGTTCCGTGACCTACTTGCAACTCCGTCGAAGGGAGTCGAACGTATGATAGCTTCCGCTATACTATTATTTATAACATGAAATGCTAACAAAGTCAACTAATTTGTTACAGTTTTATTTTTCTTTAATGATTTCCGCTTTTCATTCTCCCAAAGCATGTCAGCAAAAGGGTTTCCCTCCTGCCCCATCTGATCTAGCATATCATCATAGAGAGAATCCACTGAAGGTGTCTTCTTTGATGTCTTGTTTGATTCCTCCGACGACATAACTTTCAATCTCCGTTTCTTGTGGTGCGTTTTGCTGTCCTTTACTATTTAACCAATGCTCTGTCCACGGTAATGGATTATTTTTAGCAGGTGCAT